GGCTCAACAGCCAAAACTTTTAACAAGTTAAATAGCAAAGATTTTAAGTCTTTGTCAGGCATTGTTCTTAAAGTTTCAAACTTTAAAGTAAACAAACAAGCACTCATTTCATCATCCCTTTATTCCTCTTGTGAATATTGCAATGGCTTGATTTGCTCAGCGAATATCAGCACAACGCAGCTAGTTAATGCAATTGCAGCGTTTTCATAATCGCTTTCGTTTAATGCGCAATGCAGCTCGGCCATAAAATTTACAAGAGCTACTGATGGTGGCTCGCCACAAATATCCTTGTCCTGCATTTAATTCCCCTGTTTTTGACAAAAACTGGCCTTAATCCTTTATTTATTATTTTCTGCTGCTTGCTGAGCCAAAGCCTCGTACCAATCTTTTCTTAAATTATCAGCCTTTTGCTTTGTTACAATTGCCTCAATTGCGTCAATGTCGATTTGATATGTCCACATTTCATCGTGTCCTTTGTCGTATTCCAACACTTCGGCGCAATTGTGCGTAAAGCTTCTCAACATTCCATTTATAACCCCGGTTTTTAAAGTAAGCTGTAAGGGCTTACCCAACAAAGCTTTTAAATGCATTACTTTTTCGTCTTTTGAGTTTGCTAGTTCAATTTTTCCCATCGATGTCTCCTAGTTTTTTCTTTAAATAATCCTTTAATTGTTCTTCTGGAATTTTATCTAAATCAATCCTTTGCCTTGAGTGTTGATCTAAATAATGCTCGCTCATGTGCTTAATCATCGTATCTGAGCCTTCCAAAGCTCTTTTCCACTGAAGGTCTCTTAGTTTTGCTTTTCCCGTTTGCCTAGCTGCGGCAATTTCTTCGGCAAAATGCCGGTCTAAAGTATCAACGCTTATTTTAAAATGAGCGGCTATTTCCTTATCGTTCCATTGCTTTTGAGCGCATTGGCGCAATTGGTCTAAATCTACGTTTGTCCATTTAGGTGGTCTACCGACTTTTCGTTTAGACAAGCTTCACCGCCTTTTTGTTAGTGTACTGCTCCCAGCGGTCAATAATGACCTGACAGTATTGTGGGTCTAATTCCATCATAAAGCATTTACGATTTGTTTTCTCGCAAGCAATTAATGTGGTTCCTGAGCCGCCAAATGGATCGTAAACAAAATCCGAAATATTTGTTAAGGCTTCCAAATAACTTTCAACTAACTCGAGGGGAAACATGGCGGGATGTTTATGCTCTTTGCCTACATATCTAGCCACATCACATCTTATTATTGTCCCCAATTGTCGGTGTGTTTGAGTTGAAGTAAAAACTGGTGTGGTGTTACCATCTTTTTGCCTGATTGTGCCTTTTTTTGACAATCCCGCTTGTTTGTTTTCAATGGTTCTATTTAAATCTTTTGTGTTTTCTCCAAAAACAAAAATCCATTCATGGTCAATCGTAAACATGGCGGTTGCTTGCCCTACTGTATAACCAAAGCCGCTTCTATCCCATATATTCCAGCTTAATAATTTTAAAGAACTGTTTTGTGCGATTTCTAAGTAATCGTTCCAATAACAATTCACTTCCCCGTTTTTTCTTGAATACCCTAAATTAACTACAAAAAATTTTATATTTTCTTTAGCCGCAGTTAAAAATTTGGCTATGTGTTTTGTATCTAACTCTTTGTTTCCATTGTAATTTCTTTGGTCAGAATAAGGCGGTGAAGTAAAACAAATTTCACAAATTTGATTTTTGATTAATTTTTCAACTTGTGCCTTTTCGGTACTGTCACCACACAACAATCTGTGGTCACCCAACTGAAACAAATCTCCCAATTGAATATCGGTCTCACGAACCTCAGGTGTCGCCTCCTCATCGCCCAGATCCTTTTCCTCGGGCGTGACCGTAAAGTCTTTAAGGCCTATTAAATCAATGTCAAAGGGTCCTAGTTCACTCAAATCAGCGTTAATGCCTTTAAGGTCCAACTCGGCCCACATCGCAATAGCATTGTCCGATTGCACAAATAGCCATTCCTGGTCATCATCTTCAAAATCTTGATAAACAACCGGAGCTTCCTCCCAACCATTTTGCTTGATGGCTTGAAGCGTCCCATGTCCTTTAACTATCTTTCCGGAACGCTTTGAAACAACAATTGGTGCTCTAACTCCTTGATACTTTAAAATCTCAGCAAGACGCTCAATTTGATCTTCTGGGTGCTTATTCCTGTTTTTGGGATGGGGCTTTAGTGAATTGCATTTAATTAATGAATCATATTTACAATGAATATTCATTTTTGCACACCATGTCATAGAGTTTTGGAGCGGCCCAGGGGGCGACTCTGTTTTTTACAGCTCTTTCAACAACCAATGCAACGGGGGAGCAGACAAAGAAGTATCCAATATTATACGATGCAATATCGCAGGTGATTAAAGTTGCCCAATAGCTTATTACGGGCGCTAAGCCCTTATAGCGCTCATCTGCTACAAAATGGTCGTAGAAGTTATTATAACCATAGAAACAGGGTTTAAAGCACACTGGGAGGCAAAAATTCAGGGTTTTTAAATCGGTTAGCCTTAAAGTCTCACAAACGCTTAGGCCAAGCTTAATTTCTAGAATTTCATAAGCAAGTGCTAGCCAATCGGAGATGGGTTTAAAGTCGCCGATGTTTCTAGTTTCAACGGCCTTGACCAATTTTCCATCAAGCGCCTTCCACTCGGTTTCCATCTTTTGCGCTTCGTAAATGTGGTTGTTGCGGTACAAATTAAGGACTGCGACTTTTACGATTGCCCGGATAGCTAAGTTTGATCTAGTTGCAAGCCTTGTGTAATTTCTTAGGGCGGCCTCAGCCTCTCGGGTTTTGTTGTCTGCAATAACCTTTTCTTTGGTGGTTAACGGGCTATCACCATGGATTTCTTTCCAAGCTTCTTTATCCACATCGGCTGTGCATAAACTACATAATACACTTAAAACTATTAATGATTTAATCCACATGGTTAATAATCCTCGCTTAAGTTTTCGTACATTTTCTTTTCATTAAATCGCTTGCGGTTTGCAACCCATTCCTCAACTTGAAATTCCTTTAACTCTTCCGGGGTCATAAGCATAATGCCCTCAGCCTTATCGGTGTATTTTTTATGCTTTTCTTCCCTAATTTTATCAATGGCTGCAATCTTGGTAGCGACTTCTTGTTTGCCCTCAATTCCAAACTTGGCCAAAGTCACAACGCATTGCCCGAGCCTGTAGCTTTCGCCTTGTTTATAAGCAATCTTGGTAGACTTGACCTTGTGTTGCTGTTTAGTCTTGGGCTTCCAAGCGTCTTTAAACTTGGTAAATAAAACGCCAAAGTAAAAAAGAAGGGCGTGAAGCAGTGTCGTTATAAATTTCACTTAGCTACTCTTTCAGCTCTTTCAACTTTTTGTTTTAAAGTCACTTCAGGTCCTGTTTTGCAAACCAAAGACTGAAATAAGCTTGCGGCCAAATATCCGCATTTGCCTTGGTATTCCCAGTAAACATCGCCATTGCCTTGACGCCACATTTCAATGCCTTGGCATGAGCGCTGGTCAATTCCTTTCTCGAGCTGCTTATTGATGCCAGCCAAAAAGATTCTATTTACTAAGTGGGCGAACTCAATTGGTTCTGATTTATCTCTGTTCATTGTTTTCCTCCAAGGATTTTAAAAGCATTTCTTTTATGTTTACGGGATTATTGCGCCATGCAAGCTTTACATAGGTAAAAGGTTTACTGCCATCTTGAAACGCATAGCCCAAAATAATATCGGGGTCGGCACTTAAGCACGCAATTTTGATGTCTTGCGTATCTAACACTTTTTCTAGTCTTTTGTGTTGCAGGCTCATCCAAGTATCTTTTTTTAAGGTAGTAGTGTTTGTCTTGTCGTACCAATTATTTTGAAGGTACGTGGCAAATAGGAAGTTGTGGTCTTCTGCGACTTGATTTCTAATTTTTATGTGTTGCTGCATTTGATTGCTCTTTTACTTGTTTATTTGTGACAAAATTTTAGTCCAAACTCTTTTTGCATTTGCTCGATTGCATATCTAACCTTCTTGTAACTTATTGAGAGTTCCTTGGAAATCTCTGAAACGCTTAATCCTTCTGCATGTAGTTGCCACATAAGTTTATGCTGTAGGGTTTTAAACTCTGCCTCATGTAAACACTGGCCAGCCACTCGGTAGTATTCAGCCTGAGACTCTTTCCAAACAAGGCTTGTGTATCCGTAATTTTTTGTCGTGTAGGCTTCTTCGGTCACGTCTTTAAACGTAACAGAACCAGACCAGAGTTTTAAATTTCCGGTTTTTCTATCCTCAATGTCTTTAAAGCCGGATTCTTTCAACTTCTCATCCCAAACTTTAATTAACTGTGGCAGGGTTTGATTGTTCTGCTTTTTCTTTTTCATTGATCAAAGACAAAAC